TCAAAGTTCCGTATTAATAGTTCTAATTGTAATTTATTAAAGCTACTTCCACAGACTGCTAGTGAGTTATTCCCTTCTTCTCTAAAATATTCTTCATGTAATAAAACAGATTTCTCACCCTCATAAAGTATTACACTTTTAGTTTTTTTGATTGCTTCTCTATTTATATTAATCCCATATAAATTTAAAGATAAGGAATGAGAATACCATTTATCTTCTATTTTTATTGGTTTGTACTTTCCAAATGAATCAATATCAACTTTATTTAATGCACGTCTACGAATTCCCACAAGATTATTATTAATATCGTAATGCGGAATTATAATAGCATTATCTAAAATTGAAAATCTAATACTAAATTTTTCCATTGTTAAATCACTTATATTTTCATAAGTCCATTCTACTGGATACTGTTTGCTATATATATCTAAAATATCATTTGAATAGCTAGGTAAAGTTATATCTCTATTTTTTTTATAATATTTTTTTCGTTGTGGTTTATATTTAAAATTATCCTTCCCTAGAATAATGTTATCTTTGTCAACAATTTTATATAGTATATCTGTATAAAAATTGTATTTTTTGTTACGAATAGTATAAAATCTTTTGAATAAATCAAAAATATCAAATGAATCACCACATGCTGTATAGCAATGAAAGAGTTTACTTTCTTTATAATAATACATCTTTAATTTTGAAGTTTCACTATCTAAGTTATGGCAAATGGTAGGGAAAATTAAAAAATCTTCCATTTCAATAAAGGTATGGGCGCCTAACTTTAGAGTTACAATTTCAATAATATCTTCAGTTGTAAGGTTCTTTTTTATTTCGTCAAATTGATTGTCCATTAAAAATAACTAACCTCATCTTTCATTTGTTCTTCTATTTCTTTTAATACTTCAGGATTTTCTTCAATCTCTTTCTCTGCGTTTAGTTCTTTTAATAGTTCTTTAAAATCTCCACTATCCCCTCCCATAAAAAATATCGGAGTAAACTCTTGAACTGGAGAAAAATCTCCGTTTGTTAAAAATAAATCTCTTTTTCTACAAGTCCCATAATCAAAATAACTCCAAATACGAACATTTGTAAAACGACCTCTTCTTACTTTATATACATCTGCAACTTGATTAGGAATAATCCCTGTTTTGTCAATAAACGTAGATAAAGCTTCTATTTCATCAGGTGTAGTACGAGTAAAGATATATGCAATATCACATTTATCTACAATAGAAATTGCTCCACGAATATGATTTTGATTTTTAATTCCTATCTTACTAGAGTCTTCTCCACCTCTGTTTAATTGAGTAGAACTTGATATAAAAATTTTTAATTCAGAAGCTAAATCTTTTAAAGAGGTAGACATCATATTTAAAACAACATTCTCTTGTATCTTTAAATCACGAAACTCTCCTAATAAACTTGGACTTGAAAATATATAATCATAAAAAACATTGTCGACTTCAAATTCAAAAAAGTATTTTCTAATAAGTGCTTTCACTTGTGCTATATTTGGGTCAGCCATTTTAGCTATATGAAAATTATCTTTATATTTTTGTATAATTTTTATTGCTTTTAATATTCTTATTCGCTCTTCTTCATTATATTTTCCATATAGTATTTTTTCTTCATTTACATTAGATAAATAAGAAATAATCATTGTTTGTATCTCATCTGCTTTTTGTTCTGTTACAATATATAAAACTTTTTCATTACTTCCTGTTTGTATCCATTCATTTGATATTTCATCAAATCGAATAGGGTAAGCTAAATAACATGCGTCACCTACTAAACCCCTAGACTTGCCAACGCCTGACGAAGCGCTCTTAAGATAGAACATCCCTTTTCGTGCACCTCTAATTATTGTATTAAGGATGTGACCTGGTAAATTAGAACCAACTTCAGGATTTGATCGTAATTGTTCTATTAATTCAGAGATACCTTCTGAAGCTGTAGTTGCATCATTATCATATCTATTCTTATAACGGTATTCAATTGTCGAAATATCTTTTTTACATAAATCAATTATATCAGAAATAGATAGCGTTTCAAAATGTTCGTTTATCTTTTTTGCTTCTTCTGTTATCTCATCGCTATAAATACGATCATTAGAGTAACCCATTTTTTTTAAATCACGTAAACAATTAAACTTTTTAAATCTCGTATAATAATAATCAAAATTCTCAACTTTGGATAATTCTTCACAATCATTAAGATACTCAATTCCATTTCCTTTTTCAAAAATAGAATGAGCGCCAGGATGCGAAATAAAATAATTGTCAATATCGACAGCTGTAATACGAGTTACACCGTTCTGATAGAGATTATATATAGCAGAAAAAATATTTTTTTCAAAATGATTAGAAAAATCGTCTGGGATTAGGAAGTATTTATCGACCTCTGATAAGAGATTCGGTTTTTTCATTAGAGTACCAAAAATTTGAAAAATTAAACCTTTATCTAAAAACAAACTTTACCCCTCCTCTATTTTAAAAAATTTCTTTTTACGTTCTATAACTTTACCAGAAACCTGGATTATCTCAGTTTTTTTATTAATCTGTCTTTCCAACTGTTCAGCTATTCTTATTTTTTCAGTTTCTTTCCTTAATAAACTTCTATAATGCTTTTGAGCTTCTTCATGAATAAAAGGCACTATTCCAATTGTATTCTTATATGTTTGAAAATCATTCTTTTTTATTTCATAAAAATACATTATATCTTCATAGATATTTTTAACTCTACATTTTAAAGTTAAACAATGACTTTTTATTTGGTTGTTTATTTTAACATAAGTATATTCTCCCCAGACTTCTTTTAAAAATTTAAAAATTTTATCTTTATAAATATCATCTTCTGTTGTACAACTTTTATGATAATAACGGTTTCCTATATGTATTGTTCCTTTTTCATCTCTATCAAATGTTTCTTTACAAATTGGACATTTAACTTTTGGCATTTTATTACCTCCGTTCCTTTCTATTATAAAATTATTTTGTCAAAAAATAAGAGAGATATTTAGAATATCTCTCTTTTTATATCAGAAGAATTTTATTTTAATTCTTTCATGTCCTCAATAATTAACTCAAGAATCTCTTGTTGAGGTTCAGTTAGTTCAGAAAGTTTAGCTTCTTTACCTAAATGTTTTTTAATTGTATCTAAAATAATTCTTGCATTTGTTTCATTTCCATCACTAGTTAATTTCAACCATAATTGTTTTGATTCTTCTTGCGCCTCTGTAAAGGCTCTTTGTTTTTCTGGTGTAATTATGGTTGTATCTGTTGTTTCTGCACCATCTATTTTTACTGCTTCTTCTATTGCATCTGCTATACTGTCTACTAAGTCCTGATAACCAAAAAGAAGTTTTTCTTTAAGATATTTATATCGAGAACCTGCAAAAATAGAAGGAGTTTGTCTTGTGTATAAATAACGAGCGCTACTTCCGTATTGATCAAATTCTACTGCCAAATATGCTATTACATCAACTAGACGATTTACAATATTCATTCCTGTTTTTGTGATGTCAGGATAAACAGAAGCAATAGCTTCTCCTTCTTCATCAACAAAAGCGGTTGCTCTTGATTTACTATGAGCGATAAAAACGATACCATATCCTAAATAAGTTAATTCACGAAATGCGCTTTCAAATTCTTTTTTATATTGAGACCAACCTGCGCCCCATTTCATTTCAGCAAGTGTTTCAACTTCATTCTGCATAGTAATATATTTTTCACACATATCAGTTGCAATGCTAACAGTATCAATAACTATAGTTTCATACATACCTTTAACTTCAGGATGTTTTAATTGTGCGCAAACTTTTTTAAAGTCAGACCAACGATCTATGTCTACTGCTACTACTCCTGGAAGAGCATTATAACCTCTTTCAAAAGCACATAACAAAGGCTTTGGGAACAGACTAGAAAAACTAGTCTTTCCACTTTTTGCTTCGCCATAAATTAAGATAAATTTTCCTTTTAAATTACGGCTAATTTTATTGGGTTGAAGATTAAGAAGATTAATATCTGCCATGTTTTCCTCCCCTATTAATAATCAAAACTATTTTTCTTTGTGTCGTTAAATGCAGGAGTAGTTTTTTGACTATTATCTTTTAAAATAGCTATTCGTGCTATACGTTCGTCCATTCCAGTATTTAGTTCTTCTTTTGAATATGATCTTTCTTCATCAAATGGTTCTGAAGAACCACTAATGATCACTAATTCACGAACTGTTGTTGTTTTAGGAATAGAGATAGGATCTCCAAAACCACTTTCTTCTTCTTCAATAAATTCTGTTTTAGCAGAAAAATTAATATATCCTTCAACGTTAACTGTGTTTCCTTTTTGCCAGTGTCTTTCAATATGTTCTTTTGCATTGTCTTTATAAACTTTAAATTCAATAAGATCAAGTTTATCTGCATATTGAGGAACTCCTGCTTTTATTACTAATGCGCCTGTTGGCACTCCTTCTTTATCAATATCTTCTTTAATTGCATTGATAGCTACATTAATTGAAAAACGGGTTAATGGCTTTAAAGAATTACGATTACATTTAGAAATAAAATTAGCTTGAATTTCAGGGAAAGAAACTTCTTTATCTGATCCTCTAGGAACAAAAATATTTTCATTAATACTCCCACGAGTAACTCGTACGGCATCTGCATTTTTTAATCCACCCTCTCCTGCGGCAGATTTAAAAGTGTTTTGTACTTTTAAAATTGCGTCATAGGCTGGGTTAGCATCCCCATTCTTTTTGTTTTTCATTGAGAACATTCTAATAGGAATAACTGACTCTTTTGTTTCTCCATCAATCATTTGATTTACTAGAATTTTTATTTCTCCACGAATATAAGGCTTGTTATCTTTTTTTGATGTATCTGTTTTAATATCTACTTCTGCTAATATTCCTTCGATAAATACTTCATTTTTTGCTTGTTTCATAAGCTATTAGTCTCCTTTTTAATAAATTAATAAATAAATAAAGAGGGTATAGTGTTTATACCCTCTCTTTGGTAGAGAGTTAAGGTTTAACTCAATTATTCTGCGTCAGGATCATAAGTCTCTGCTAATGGTGTTAATCTAATAAACTTAGTAATAGTAGCTTTGCCATTATCATCTAAAGTTTTGACTTCTTCACGAATTACAAGACCTTTCTTTTGCATACCTACTAAACAACCATTTGCAGATCTAACTCCCATTTCAAGAGCTGTTGCAATACTATTTAAGGTAACGTCTGAACCTTCTGTTTCTTTTAGGAAATCATATACTTTCCTACTTGTTTCTTTCATTGCTGGCATTATTCATTCTCCTTAGAATTTTATTATTAAGAGTTTCCTCTTTTTTTTTATTTTTTATTATAATTAATTATAACATATTTTTACAAAAAAGTCAAGTTTTATAATCCTTAAATAATAAAACTAAATTTTCTTTTAAATCTGTCATATCTTTAGAAGCTTTTGAGTACATCTGTGCATAGTGGTTCACTTTTTCAAGCGCATGAGTTATTAATAAAAGAATTAAACTAAATTCTAATTCATTAATTCTTTTCCCTTCTATAACTTTACGTCTAAGAACTTCAAATCTTTCTATTTCTTTTGGAGTAATAGAAATTTCTGTCTCATATAAATTATCTAAATATTTATTAATCATCGCTGTAAAAGCTTCTCTGTTTTCTGAAATCATTTGATCTACTTTTTCATTCATAATCCTTTAATCACTCCTATTACATTATTTTCTTTTAAATTAATTACTCTAGTACCAATAGACCCTCTATTAGTTAAAGTAATAGATGAGGTAGGAATTTTAATTATGTTCTGTGAAGATATAATAGCTATCTCTTTATTAACTATACTAATAAAGACAAAACCAACTAGGTTTCCTTTTTGAAGTTCTTTTCCTTTTGCACTACGACCAGTAACTGTAAAATCATTTAAACTAATTTTAGTGCACATACCATTATTCGTAACAGAAATAATTTCTAAAGAATCCTTTTCAACAAATTGAGCATCTACTAGATAATCTTTTAAGTTTAATTTTGCAGCTATTACTCCTTGAGAAACCCTTCCTGTTGCAGTTATTAATTTTGTTTCTATTATCTTAAATAAACCTTGATTGGTTAATAAAGCAATATTTTCTTCATTTATAAAAAGAACTTTAATAATAGTATCTTTATCTAACAACTTAATAGCCATTACACCTTTACGAGTGATATTATATAAGCTAGTTAAAGATTTTTTTATTAATCCATTTTTAGTGATAAAGATAATGTATTTTGCTTTATTGTTAGAAGTTACTTGAACAACTTGTTCTTCAGGCGCAAGATCTAATAAAGTATGAATGTTAGAATCTATAGTTAAAGCATCAAACTGAAGATTATATGCTCGTCCAATGTTCGTAAAGATTAGTAATGAAAAATTATTTTTTCCATTAATAGTTTGAATTATTGTTTCTCCCTTTTGAAGTTTAATCTTATTTCCTCTTCCGCCTTTACGTTGAGTAATTAAAGTTGTTGTTTCATCAGCATAAAGATTGCCATAATTAGTAAAATATACTACAAGATTTTTTTCTTCTACAATTTCAATATTTTCATCAACATTCAATGAGAGATTAGTAGTTCTACGTTCATCCCCATAAGTATCTGAAATATATTTTACTTCTTTTTTGACATGTTTGGCAAATTCAATATCGTCTGATAAAATTAATTTTAAACGTTCTATTTCTTCTTGTATCATATTATGTTCTTTTTGAATTTTAATTGCTTCAAGATTTACCAGCCTTTGGAGTTTCAAATCTAAAACTGCTTTAACTTGTCTCTCAGAAAATTTAAAAATTTCTATTAATTTTTCTTTTGCTTCTTCTTTTGATGATGAAGTTTTTATAATTGTAATAATTTGATCAATACTTGCTAATGCTTTTAAATATCCATCTAGTATTTCAATACGCAATTTTGCTTCAGACAAATCATATTCATAAGATTTATATAGTATTAATTTTAGATGCTCGATATAAGATTCTAGAATCAAAGGAAAGGAGTATATCTTAGGTGTCTTTCCATCTTTTAACATCATCATGTTTATACCATAATAAGATTGAAGTGAAGTTTCTTTATAAAGGGATCTTGTTACTTTTTCAGGTGAAGCTGTCTTTGTTAGTTTAATACAAATACGAACTCCTTCTATATCACTTCCATCAAAAACAGCTTCAATTCCTATTATTTTAGTTTCTTCAATACATTTTTGTATCTGTTCAACAACTGTGCTAGAAGTAACTTGGTAAGGTAATTCAACAATAACTAATTCTCTATTAGTATAATCATATTCAACTTTACCTCTTATTACTGCTGCTTTACCATTCCCATTTTTTAAACTTTCTTTAACTTCATTCTCATTAATAATTATTCCACCAGTTGCAAAATCAATAGGACAGTATAACTCTTCAAATGTAGAATTAGGATTATCTAATAATTTAATTGCACTTGCGCAAACATCTTTTAAATTAAATTGCGGAATGGAGGTTGCTAATGCTACTCCGATTCCCGTACATCCATTTACAAAATTAGGAAATAAAGAAGGTAAAACTGAAGGATACTGTTTATCTTGAGTATAATTCCATTCCCAAATGTCAATAGTATCTTTATTAAGTAATGATAGCATTTCATTTGCGATCTTATTACTTCTCATATCAAGATAACGTGCGGCAGAAAATATACTACTACCATATATTTGGCTACCATTGTTTCCTTTTACTTCAACTAAAGGGTATCTATAAGAAAAATTTTGAGACATACGAACAGCAGTTCCTAAAATGGAACTGTCTCCATGCACACTAAATTTCATTCCTGCTCCAATAGTATCTATTGCTTTATGCGCAGATTTGTCATAAGTTAATTTATTAAGATACTGGGCATACAAAATAAACCTTGCGCCCTGTTTTAAGCCATCTCTAGCATCAGGAAGACTTCTTGTTTGATTAACATATTGAGCATAAGGTAAGTAATAACTCGGTAATGCTTCAACAATATCTATTTTTGTTACTTGACTCATTTACATACCTCTTTTAAATACAAATTTTCCCAACAAATATTATCTTGATAATTTAAAATAATCAAAGGAATTTTATTATTATAACAATATTCTTTTTTCTGTCCATCATGTTTAACAATACTTTCCTTGTACCAATTATTATTTAATTCATAATGTTGAATCCCTTGATACTCTATTAAATACTTTAAAGAAAGATCATTAAAAATAGCAAAATCAAATCTTAAATAGTTTTTATCTTTTAAATCTTTAAAAATAAATTGACGTTTAAAAATAATGTTATGTTCTCTTAATAAAGAAGCAATTAATTCTTCTCCTTTAGATCGTAAGCATCCACAAGAAGATGTATGTCCTGTACGCAAATCTTTTGCTCTTACAGAAGTAATATTCCCACATTCACATTGACAAAACCATTTTGCTTGATATTGTTTATCATTAACATCTCTCTTTAGAACAGTTAGCTTACCATAAATATTACCTAACTCATTAATAGTTTTACATTTTCCACAAGCAGTATTATGTTTCATTCTAAGATTGTTCCCTTGAATAATAACTTTATTACCACATTCACATTTACAAAGCCAAGTAGCTGCACGAAATTTATCTGTACCAGCATATTCTAACACAGTTAATTTTCCATATATATTATTTGTTTCATCTTTATATCTGCTCATCGTTTTCTATTTTATACTTCTTTAATTTCATTTATAGTAACATATTTACTGGTTGGAATGTAGGTCTTTAATAATATATTCTCTTTTAAAGAATCAAATCTTCTTGCAAAAAGTTGTAAAGCTAAAGTTTTATCTTTTGCTTTTACCATTATTGTTCTAGTTACTGGGTTATATTTCTTTTTTGTCGTAAAATTTATTTCATATGTTAGATAATTTTTATACCTATCTTTAAAAGGTATTTTTTTATTCTTTAAAACTTTTTTAAGTACTTTATCAATATCTTCTTTGGGAATATCTGCAAAATCATCAACTGGTGATATTTCTGCACGAAGACCACGTTCTTCCTTTATATTTTCTATCATATTTACTCCAATCAAAACAAGGTATTACGTGAATAATACCTTGTATATTTTTTATTTAAAATAATATCCTTCAATTCTTTTTTTCAAAGAGTCTTTTCCTTTTTCTGCTAAGTCAATAAACTCTAATACTCTTTCACTCCAACCACTAATAAGATTAACATTTTTCCCCATGAATTGTTGAGTTCCATATCCCTGTAAATCTATCGCATGAACCCAGACATTAGGATTTACTTCTCGTTTATACTGCTCTGCTAGTTGTTGACAGGCAACTCCATCTTTAGATCTT